GATTCATCCCTCTCCTTGCCATCGTCTCCGTGCTCACCGGATGCCTGGACTACATCCCGCCGCCCGAGGCAATCACGGGGGAGCCCAACTACTACACCTGTGGCATCTACCAGCCACCGCTGGCCGACACCATGGACTACACCGTCCAGGACTCGACGCGAGCCTGCCCGGATGGGTCGATGCCGCAGCTCTTCGAGGCGACGTGGCTGGACACGGACTACGACTGCCCGGCGATCTGGGGGTACGTCGTGGATGGTTCGATCCGGCGCCGGTTCGCCTGCTACACAGGCACGGTGGACACGGCATGGCCGCTGACGCACAAGCTGTAGCGCATCCCTGCGGGCAATCGACGTGATGGTCCGTGCCAGTTCGCCGACGCAGGATCCCGAGGACGACGACGATTCGGATGATGGGAAAGATCGCGGGTGGTCATTGTGAGATTTAATCGAATAATCCTCCACGTCTAATCAATTCTTTCGTATCTTCCATTCTCCGAATCATCGGAGCCCACCAGAAAGAGGAATCGAATGTCTCACCTGCACGTCGCGACCACGGAAGAGCTTCAAGCCGAGATCCAGCGTCGAAAGGCCGACCGGATCAAGGAGATCCACGGCGAGATCGGAACGCACGAAGCGGCCATCGCCGAACTGCGCAAGGAGATCTGGTCTCTGAATCCCACGAAGGTGCCATCCGCCAAGGCCACGCGGACCCGCGGAGAGAAGATCGACCCGGTGGAGGCCGACCTCCGCGTCCTGTCCGCAGTGAACACCACAGGCGGCCCGCATCCGGCTTCCGCTCTCGTGGCGAAGATGGGTATCGATCTTTCCGGCCCCGCCCTCAAGGCCTCCCTGTCCCGGCTCGAAGCATCCAAGGCGATCAAGCGCACCGGCAAGGCGCGCGCGACCGTGTACGAGGTGGCGAAGGTGGGATGAACGATGGGGAGTCCCGCTAGGCGGGTAATCAGTGGAACGAGAACTTGCCCGGTGTAGCGATACGGTGGGGGCAAGACCAGTCAGATGGGTATGGTAAGCTGGCTCGGACAAGATGTAAAACGAGGCGACATCACAAACGCGCCTATCGTCCACCCGGTTCAAATCCGGACTCCCTTTTCTGATTCGAGATTGTATCTTCCCTCTACGCGACGGATCACAGGCTTGGAACCCTGCCGTCGAATCAATGTGCGGTGGCCCTGGTGGGCCTTCTTGCGACCCGATGCACAGCGGGGTTCCAATCGCAGGGAGATCCACCAGGGCTTTTTCGTTTGGAGAACCGATGCAATTCGAACTGATCCCAGAGCCCGACGCAGATTTGCGTTCGCCCCTCAAAATCTTCGCGACCCCGGGTGGTGCAGAAATTCGGGTCGTCACCATTGCCGGCGAACCGTGGTTTGTCGCGAAGGACATCGCCGAGAGGCTCGACTACATCTGGAATGGATCAACCCGGATCGAGCACGTTCCCGAAGAGTGGAGAAGGGTCACATCCGTTGTGACCCTTCGCGGCGATGCCCAGGAAATGGCAGTCCTTTCGGAGCAAGGGATGTACTTCTTCCTCGCCCGCTCGGACAAGCCGAAGGCGCTCTCGTTTCAGAAGTGGATCGCTGGCGAGGTCATCCCGGCCATCCGGAAGACCGGATCCTACTCGGTCGGCCCGGCGTTCCAGATCCCGACCACGCTGGCCGATGCACTCCAGCTCGCCGCCGACCAAGCGCGACAGATCGACACGCAAGCCGCGGCTCTCGCCATCGCCGCCCCCAAGGTAGCCGCCCAGGAGCTTCTGGCTGGCGCCAATGGTGCGTTTGGGCTCATCGAGGCCGGTAAGCAATGCGGAATGGGGCGCGACGCCTTCATCGCGTTTCTGTTGCGCGAGAAGATCCTATACGGACGACCCGGGCGCCGCCTTCCTTTCCAAGAATGGCTCGACAAAGGGTATTTCAAGGTCAGAACCGGCACAGCGGTGCATGAAGATTCTGACCACGCCTACCAGCAACCACAATTCACCGCGCGCGGGATTGCCTGGATCGCGGAGAGGATCGCGAAGGCCAATCCTCCGATGTAGATTCCCCCGCATGACCAAGACTGACCGCTTCGTGAAGCTCTTCGGATCCTGGACCTACTTGGCCGTCTACCTGGGCCTGTGCATCGTCTGGCTGGTCGCCAACGCATTCAACCTCGCGCGGATCGACCCGTATCCCTGCCAGTTCCTCAACCTTCTCCTGGCGATCCTGGCGGGCATTCAGGCGCCTATCATCCTCATCGCGCAGTCCAAGCAGGATGAGCACCGCGACGCGCTCCTGAAGCATCTGGACGAGATGGAGGATCGGATCTTGGAGCGGGTGGAGAAGTTGGGGAAGTAGATTCAGGGCGAAATTGTGTAGGTTGGGGGAACGATAATTCAGCATGAAAATAGGTGGAATTATGCGAATAATTGAAGCTATATTTATTCCTCGATGAATATCCTCTCCATCCGCCAACCCTACGCCTCCGCGCTCCTGACGGGCGTCTACGATGCGGAGCGGAGGAAATATCGCCTCTCTGGTCCGACGCTCATCCATGCGGCTCTGGCAGACGGCATGGACGCAAGCGCCGCGCAGGACATCGGCGAAGCGAAACAAAAGAAGCTCGACGCTCGGGCGAAAGGCCAGAAGGCTGGACAGGCAGGCGAAGTCGGTGCTACCGACGCGAAGTATTCCGACTTCGCCTTTCAGGTGGTCTTCGAGTCGAATGAATCGAAGTCCACCTTCCTCGGAAAACTCGGATTCGCCGGGAATTCCAAAGCGGTCAAAGCAGATCTGCTCATGTCCGCCATCCGCTCCAAGATCGAGCTAGGAACGCTCTGATGGCCAGGACGAAGGGAGCGAAGGACAAGACACCTCGCAAGAACGCGAAGATCCCAAAGCCTCCCGGGAAGGCCGGGAGGCCTCGGGAAGCACCTATAAAGCCGAAGCGCCCTGAGCCGCCGATGCTAGTTGGGAAGCACAAGCCATTGCCGCCACCGAAAGGACCACCAGCACCGGGCCAGACGGTGGCATGGGCGCGAGTCGTCAAGAACATCTCATCCCAGAAGGCGGCGGAAATCAAGATCCTCCCCACCGACACTGCGAAGGAAGTCGCCGTAAAGTCTGCGATGGTCGCCGCGATGAAGGGGAATCTTCGCGCCCTGGAATGGTTGGCGAACCGGGAAGAGGGCTCGCCAGTCCAGCCGACGACAATCGGGAATCCTGACGGGTCGCCGCTCGTCCCGGACCAGATCAACATCGCTACCCTCCCTGACGAGGACCTCGCTACCCTTCGCGCCATCCGAGCGAAAGCAGCCGCAGCCGCAGCCAAATAGCGCGACCCGCCGTATATTTCCAGAATCATCAACGGAATCGAGGATCAATGAGAACGCTCATCAATGCCACCCGCCAAGACCATGTAGACGACTGGCTCCGCGCCCATCCTGACGCTGTTCGCGCTCTGGGATGCGAGGACTACCGGCGAGACGACAACCTCCGTCGCGGGGTTGTGACGGCCGACGTGGCCCTCCTGGGAGCGTGGCCTCTGCACTTCATGCGCCGAGCCGGGGCATATCTGAACCTCGAATACACCCTCCCGCCTGCCGGGCCGATTGCTTCTCTCCAAGACATGGAGGCGCACCTCCCGTCTCTCCAACGGTATATCTGCCTTCGCCCGGACGAGCTGGTGGCCGTGGTGGAGGCTTGCATGGGGCGGAACCCAGCGAGCATGACCGAGGCTGCACGGGCCGCGCTGGTGGTTGTGCAGGCGGGGGGCGAAAAGTGAGTACAATACATTTCCGCCAAATGAGCGACAGGGCGCGATGAGTGGCGACAGGGACCGACGGATGGACATTTGACCAGCTAGACCGGGAGATGGCCCGCCGCCATCTAGCCGATTTTGTCCGTCAGGCGTGGCCCTCGATTGATTCGTCTCCATTGGTGTGGAATTGGCATATCAACATCATTTGCCGAGAATTGGAAGCATGGATTCGGGGAAGTAGCGACCTCCGGAATATCATGTTCAACGTCCCGCCCGGATCAATGAAATCGACCATCATTTCCGTCTGTCTTCCCGCATGGATTTGGACGTGGTGGCCGGAATGGACGGGCCTTTTCATTTCCGGAGCCGACGACGTTTCGATCCGCGATTCCATGAAGTGCCGAACGTTGGTCACTTCGGAATGGTACCGAGGATTCAATCTCCCGTGGGGGCTCGCCAAGGACCAGGACGCCAAAGGGTGGTTCAAGAATACCAAGGGCGGCGAACGTCAGGCGACAACCATTGGAAGCCGCGGCACAGGCAAGCGCGTCCACCACGTCTTCTTTGACGATCCGAACGACACCAAGGAGATCTCGGAACCGAAACTGAATGCCGTGTGGGACGCCTTCCGGCTGACCTTTCAGAACCGCCTCAAGAACATGGTCACGGGTGGCCTGTGCCTGATTCAGCAGCGCACCCACATGATGGACCTGACGGGCCACCTTCTGGATTTGGAGCCTGAATTCTGGCAAAAGATCATCATCCGGGAAGAATTCGAGGTCGAAGACGAATTCGCGCATCCCGACGATCCGCGGACCGAGGAAGGCGAACTCATGTTCCCTGTCCGGTTCCCGCCATCAGTCATCGAAACCGAGAAGCGCCGTCTCCAAGCAGTGGGATACGCCGGCCAGCACCAGCAGCGCCCGACGCCACTGAAGGGCGTGATGTTCGATGTTGACAAGATCCTCATCGTGGACGACCTCCCGCAGCGGTGCCACGATGCACTGCGCGCGCGGGCATGGGATTTCGCGTATTCCGAAGGCCGCGGCGACTACACCGCTTCGGCAATGGGGCTCATGGATTGGGATGATCCAGCCTTTGAGGGAATGCTCTACATCTGCGATGTAACCGAGAAGCAAGTTCGGAACCCGCTCACCGAACTCAAAGAATGCCTGACAACCGATAGATTCGATGTCCATGTCCGCATTCCCCGTGACCCTGGCGGAGGCTCCAGGACGGCAGACGAGGCGATTACGATGTGCGCTGGCCGTGTGGTCGGGGACTGGCGCCCAACCCGCGAGAAGACCTCGACATGGCTTGCGTTGGCCTCCTGGGTGAATGCTGGGCGGGTCCGCTTCCTTCGTGGGGCATGGAACCAGCGACTCAAGGACCAAATGAACGCAGCACCCAAACCCAAACACGACGACATGATGGACGGCTGCACCGAGTTGCACGGCTACCTGTCCAAGATGGGGCCAGGTGAAGCATTCATCGGCTACCTTTGAGCCGTAATCACCAAACCAAGGAGACCAAGTCATGCCGAATCCAGTCTATCCCGAAGCATCCCTGCCCGTCGAACTCAGTCCGGAAAACGTGGCATTGGCCACCGAGATCATCCGCGGTCTTCGTCGGCAGCGGCCCCATGATCCGCAGGCCATGTCCATGACGGTCAACCAATTGGTCCGAATGCAGCTGGTGGATTTGCGCTCCCGGCTCCAGACGGTGGTTCCAGATTATTTCCCGGCCAAGCGGCCTATGCCTGTCGTGGACCGAGAGGAAGGCGATGAAGAGGGGGGTGAGGCACAGGATACTTCCGGCGCACCCCCTCAGAAGCGGAAATACACAAGACACACCCCCTAAATGCCGAAATGGTGGTATATTGGGTGAGGCAGCATAGCGGGAACTCCCCGTAGCCTGCCAATTCATCTCGTCATCATCACGCCATTGCAAGCGGGTGAACGTATCGAGATGGACACCGACACCGAGACGATGGATGCGATTCGTCCCTATATCCAGACGATAGGGGATATTCGCGCTGCTCTTGAGACGAAGTCGGCTCCCATGGTCCCGAACACGGACCCAATGTTCAATGCCCCTCCCCGATTTTGGGGAATGCGAGGCGGCGCCAACTACGCAGGCGTCCTGGTTTGGCGTGCCACCGATCTGATCGCCAATTACCTGAAGATCGCCAAGTCGGTCTGGGTGCGGCCTGACGACCCAAATCAAATAGCGGTGACACTCCGGCCTGAAGATCCGATCGAACGGCTGTTCCATCGCCCGAACCGGCGCATGTCCTGGGCGGAGATGCGGTACGCCTGCGAGACCTACCGGCTTCTGTGCGGCGGCTGGATTGTGGTGCGCATTGGCTCCGACGGCAAGCCCACAAACAAGTTTCCGATCTCCCTCCTGATTTTCCCGATCACGCAATGGAAGCGGGCAATCGGGAGCCAATCTGTTTCGGACCAGAACGACTATTACCGGACCGACGGCTGGCGAAACGACAATCTCGCCTACACTGTCGCCGACGACGAATGCGTAGTCTACAGCCAATTCGATCCGTCGCTCCGGGATGGGCGCATTTCCGCTGCCGGGTTCTCAGATCTTCCGGCCCGGGTCAAAAACGAGACTCTTCTCTACCAGTCGGCGCTCCTGCGCAACGACAACCGGCCCGGGCTGATCCTTTCGTCCGACAAAACGATCAAGGAGGCCAATAGAGCGCGGCTCGAAGGTGAGATGATGTCCTCCTACGGAGGCGTGGTCAACGCGGGTCGCACAATGCTCCTGACCGGCGACGGGATGTCCTGGAAGGCTCAGCCGGTCGATTCGCTGAAGCTGACCGAGATCTCCAGCGCCGAACATGATCAGATCTTGACCCGCGACGTGGGAACGGCATTCGGAATCCCTGAATCCGTCCTCACCGGGAACATGGAGCACGCCAACAGGGCGAACGGGAGTCAGGTCCGGGCAAATTTCCTTGTGGACACGGTAGAGCCTGGCTTCGAGGTATTCGAGGGCGTCTGGAACTACCAATTTTTCGAGCAGCTCGGATTGCCCGTCCGCCTGGACATTGACCAGTGGTCCATTTCGGCATTCCGGGACGTTGCCGCGGATCGGATGGGTCTGGTCAAGGCTCGCCTGGAGTGCGGAGACACACCGGAAGCGGCCTACCGGTTCGCTCGGATCCCATTCGAGGCGAACAAGTTCTCCACCAAGCCCTACATCATGAGCACGCTGGTGTCGATGGATCCGGCCGACAAGCCCGCCCCCATCGCGTTTCCGCCTGCAACACACCCGGGTACGGAACCAGGGAAAGAACCGCCCAAAACGGAACCTCCCGCCAAAGAGGAAGCACCCAAGGATCAGACCGCGGCCGCTGCTGCGGTGGACGACCAGGCGCAAGCGCAAAGCGCAGCAGAGCACAAGCCCGCCAAGAAGGAAAAGCCGGAATCGAAAGCCGTCGCCTCTCCCTTGGATATGATTCGTGGGACGCTCAAGCAGGCCCACGCTCTGGGCAAGGACAAGCGCAAGGCCTTGGCCGTGAAGATCTGGGCAAACTGCGTGACCCCGCATGAACCCGAAATGCTGACCGCCACGACCAAGTGTGTGCGCAGGCAAAAGGGCCAAGTTATGAAGGCCCTGAATACCTTCTTGAACACCGGCAAGCATATCGACCGCGAAGCCAAGGCGTGGTCTGACCCGTCCATCTTCGTCGGGATCAACACCAAGTCGGAACCCCATATCCCGGGCGAAAGCGATCTTGACGCACTCCTACCAGATGAGGCCCATGCCAATGCGGAGATGCAGTTGGCATGGAAGATGTCGTTTGATGCCATCCGCACGTCTACGGAAAACCAGATGCTGGATGAGCTGGGCGACATCTCGGCATGGCTCGGGACGGCCCCGGAAGGGCACCGCGACATCGTACTGGATCGGCTTGGCGATGCGGTCAAGGTCAACGACACGATCCGCACGCAGATCTCAGACAGCCTGCGCCGCGCCTTGGGCGACAACGCCGGAGCACAACCGATCACAATCGCCGCCCAGCTCCGGTCCGAAGTCAGCCAGGTCTTCGACAATGCCATGACCCGGGCAAATACGATCGCCCGGACAGAGCTTGGTGCCGTCATGTCGGACTACCGTCACTCCATCATGAAGGCCAACGGCGTGAAGAAAGTTCGGTGGGTTAGCGCCCACGACGCCCATGTTCGGCCAACACACGACGAAGCGGATGCGTTCGGGCCGGTCACTTTTGGGGACAAGTTCCCGAATGGCTTGAAACAGCCACATGAGCCCGGCGCATCCGCTTCCGAGGTCATCAATTGCAGATGCATAATCGTGGCAGCGTAGGAGAAAACATGGAATTCAAGAGCGGAAATCTGATCGTCACGAAAGCCTCCGATGCCGGGCTGGATACAAACGCGATCAAGGCGTTGATGATCGCCCGCGGAATCGACCCCAAGGAGATCACCCCCGAAGAGGTGGCCGAACGGTTCGTGCGTCTGGTGGCCAGCACCGAAGACGTGGACGGAATTGGCGACGTGGTCAAGTCCAACGGATGGGATTTCACAACTTGGCTGACCAACCCAGCCATGTTCGCCGATCACCGGCAGACGCTCGATCACACGATCGCGCGCGGACTCCAGGCCTACGTGGACACCGCCACGAAGACCGCCGTCATCGATGCGTTCTTCGTCCCCGAGCGGTACGACAAATTCGGAATCGCCGAATTCTGCTACCAGCTCTACAAGTCCGGTTTGGCCAAGGGTGTCAGCGTTGGTGCCGTCCCGACCGAGATGCATTGGGCGACCAAGGCGGACGTGGATCTTTACGGCGACAAGGTGCGCCGCATTTGGGACAAGTCTCAACTCCTCGAACTTTCCTTCGTCGGGATCCCGATGAATGCGAGCGCTCTTGTCGGTGTGGTCGCCAAGTCGCTGGCAGAAAAGAAAATCGATTCCGAGATGTTCGACCGCATGGCCACTTGCGACAGCGCACCGTGGTCCATGTTCGCCAAGGCGGCGATGTACGAGCGCAAGTCGTTCGAGGTGCCCGTGGTCGCCCCTGTCGTTGATCCTTCTCCCGTGGAGCCTGTCGTCCCCGTACTGGCCCCCGAGATCAAGTCCATGATCGACGCCATGGCCAAGACGCTTTCCGAGCAAGCCACCCTCGTCCAGTCCTTGACCACATCTGCCGCCGAGCAGAAGAAGGCCAATACCGCCATCCTGAAGCGGCTGGAGATGAAGGACGACGGCGACATTCTCCACATCTCCAGCGCCGATCTCCAGTCGGCCTTGTCATACTTGGCCGCCGCTGCGGAGATCCTGGGCACGCGATTGCCGCCCCTGGGAGACGACCCAGACGACGACCCATCGCACACTGAAGCCGACGCCGTGAACCTGGGAGAGGTTGACGACTGCAACGGCACGGCGACAACGAAATCCAGCAAATCCAAGAGCGAAGACGGGAAAGGACTCGACGTGGCGGAAATGCAGCGCCTGATCGACCTTGCCCAGACATCGCAGCACACCACCACGAAGAAGGAGGCATAACATGCCTACGGAACTCGAAATCAAGTCCGCGATCGACCAGCTCACCGCGGACTACAACAGGTCGGCCGAGGCCCTCAAGGGCATTCCCGAGATGGAGGCCAAGCTCGCCACCCTGGGAACCCAGATGGCCGAGATTGCAGCCAATCAGAAGAAGCAGGCCGAGCAGAAGGCCATGTTCGCGCAGGACTTCGGCGGCAAGGAAGTGGACGCCCGGCTTGCCCTGGGTGCCTACATCAAGGGTCTCGTGGCCAGAGCCCTGGTCAATACCCGCGAGCCCGACATGGGCTTGGGTCGCCTCAAGCTCGACAATCCCGCCATCTGCAAGGCCTACGGGTACGTCGGTGCCGAACGCGAGATGGCTGAATTCATGATCCAGAAGGCCGCGGTCTTCGAGTCGGCTTCGCTGGACACAGCCGGCGGCGTCTTCATCTCGAATGAGGTCCTGGGCTCCGAGTGGGTCAAGAAGCTCCGCCCGAACGAGCGGACGATCTTCAACGCAGGTGCCCGCTACTCCGAGCTTCCCGCCGGAACCGGAAATCTGACGATCCCTCGCCAGACCTCGCTCGCGACCGTCGGCAACGTCTCGGAAAACGGACAGCTCATCTGCACGGGGATCAACTGGGAATTCATCTCCGCGGTCCCCTACCGCGTCGGTGCGACCGGCTTGCTTTCCAAGCGGCTGATCTTCCAGGCCAGCGAGTACGCAGACATCTTCCAGTCCGAAATCCTGTACTCCCTCTGGCGCCAAGTCCAGAACTCCGCACTCTACGGCACTGGTTCCAGCGGCGCTCCCCGTGGTATGTTCTACGACCCGGGCGTGTCCAAGGTCTACCTCGCCAACAGCGGATCCACTACCGCCGGAACCGCAGGCAAGATCGGGACCTACCTGGACGCGAACTTGATGGAAGACATCCTCGCGCAGGCCAACGGCCGTACCGAGAACTTCTCCATCATCGCTCGCCCCGAAGTCGCTCGCAACATGAAGAACAGCGTCATCAACGGCAACGGGACGTTCTCCCTGTTGCCCGAGGGGACTCTGGCTTCGGACGAGAACCTGAAGAAGGCCATGGGCTCGGACCGCCAGGTCCTGCGCTTGACCGACCTTCGGACCGCCCAGACCGTCGGATCCTCGACCGACTGCGCGGACACGTTCTTCGGCCAGTTCGACAACATCGTGGTCTACGCCTGGGGAGGCGTGCAGGTCAAGGTTTCCGACACTGCCGTGGTGCAGGGTCAGTCCGCTTTCGAGCGGAACGCCTTGGCCCTGGCCGGCGATCTGGACTACACGCCGATCATCCGCAACCCGGCCGAACTGTTCGTGGCCCTGGACCTCAGGACCACCTCGGCTTCGACCATCTGATCCAATCCAGGGGCGCGGTAAAACGCCGTGCCCCTCTCTTCCATCCGAAAAAGGAGACACAAAATGTCTGTCAACGCTAACAACTTCGCGA